TCAAAAAGAGAAAGTCGGATGTGGTCCACAGAAATGCAGTCATGGTTTATGACTTCACTTTCTTTGGTATGAAGGATGAAGAGTTTCCATGTACTGACGAAATGGTAGACCGGCTACGGCCTATCTTCAAGAAGTGGACTTTTCAACTGGAAAAGTGTCCTTCGACTGATCGATTTCATTTTCAGGGACGTGGTTCCCTACATAAGAAGAAGCGCCAGCCTGAGTTATGTAAGATGTTGAATGAGACCGACTTGAAAGGTATGGATGTTCGTGAGTCCTCGAACGAAAGTCTATCTTTAGAAATATTTTACGCGTTGAAGACTGACACTCGGGTGGAAGGCCCTTGGGATGACAGGACTTATAGAGCTCCTGTATATATTCCTCGACAATATCGTGGTTTGATAGACCGACTGCATCCATGGCAGAATAAAGTTCTTGAAAGTAGGAATGATTTTAATGATCGTATCATAAACTTCGTTTATGATAAAAAAGGCAATAATGGTAAGAGTACATGCGCTGCATTAGGCGAACTACATTATGGAGCTTTAGACCTACCACCGGTAGGTGACCACAAGGAGCTCACACAAGTCGCTTGTGATATACTGATGAACAAGCAGTGTAGAGATCCTGGGCTCGTATTTGTTGACTTACCCAGGGGGTTAACTATGGATCCGAAGAAATTCGGTCCGTTTATGATTGCGATCGAGCAGATCAAGAAAGGCCATGTCTGTGATGTGAGACATCACTATAAAGACTGGTGGTTTGATAGCCCAGCCGTCTGGGTGTTTGCGAACCATTTACCTGATGTTTCCCTGATGAGCAGGGACAGGTGGAGATTTCACAAGATTGACTCGTTCAAGAATCTTCACCCTATGAGCAGAGATGAGGTGATCGAAATATTCAAGGCACAAAAATTTGTGCCGGATGCTCCACCATTGGCAATTTAAGGTATTACAACTGCGACTTGCTCGCTGCCTAAATTGCCAATAAGCCGCCAGGAGGCAAGGTCGGTCGACCAGATTTTTTTTCTTGGCGAAGACAAAAATGCCCTATGGCCGTCGAACCAACCCCAGCGTGTACCGCCGAAGTACTTATGCGAATCGCCAAAAAGCTGCTAGAGCTTCTAAAGTGGCTACTAAGCGAAAGACTTATTACAAGAAAGCGCCGAAGCTAAAGAGAATCGTACGGCAAGTCCGTAATTTACGGAATGCCGCACTGGGTCCAGTACAGATACAACGTCAGTACTGGACGTCTGGTCACCACCCAGTACATAATTCTCCTTTCTTGCATCAAGTGAATGACCCTATTCACAACTCCAGTAATTGGTTCCATTGGAATAACATAACTGGTGTAGATACCCAGATTGGCCATTGGCTCCGTGAAGACGGTAATCCGTATGAAAATTCTATTCATTTATTCCAGGATAGAGTATACCTCAAGTATATAGAGTACGAGTTTCAGTTCTCTGGTTATGTAGTAGACACGCGTTTGCGTATCGATGTTATTCGTCAGAAGAAACTTCCCCGTGATTTATGGTCTAACTACAATCAAAACGAATTTTTGCCTCATGCCCTAGGTAACTTTAAGGATTTAGCTGGTTTTACCCAGCAATACATTCACCCTCGGTATTTTGAACATGTAGTGAAAACTAAGTACATATACATGAACTCTCAAAGTTCCAGTTCCACGAAGTACAATTTATATCACACTTCTGATCTCGACGCTGACGAAGGTACTCCCTTCGAAAACACTGCTACTGGTCCACCGACCAAGTATTGTAAGATGTATATCCCGTTTAACAAGTTCCTACGTGCACGTGATGATACTGCTGTCCCTACTGAAGATGTTGATGATGACACTCCTGCTTATCAATATTTCCGCTGGAATCGTGCCCATCCCTTCGAACCTGTTTGGATGATAATTTCAAGCGATTCTGGTACCGTCGATGGAGACGGTGTCACGGTGAAGGTTCACCGTAAAGTAGTGTGGAGAGACCCACACAACTAAACATGTGCCTGGCATGTGCCTGACCTTCCACACTTACAGGTGTGTGGACCAAACACAAGCCACGCACAAGTCGACCGTCCCGACCGTAGGGAGGCCGCAGCGAGTGATAACGAGCGAGGACAAAGGGAGAGACTATGAAAAAAAAAATAGCGTGAGCAACATTTTTGATCGGGTGCAGGGGCGACAGCCCCGCCGAAGATAAAAAAATCATCAAATTTTTTTTATTTTTTTTAAATAACAAATGGCAGACCTTGCTACACAACACGATGTCAAAAAGAGAAAGTCGGATGTGGTCCACAGAAATGCAGTCATGGTTTATGACTTCACTTTCTTTGGTATGAAGGATGAAGAGTTTCCATGTACTGACGAAATGGTAGACCGGCTACGGCCTA